CAGTCAGGTGTCCAGACTGTCATTATCCGCCCTTTATGCCTGAGTTATACAGCTGTGGAACTGATCTTGATGCGCTTTGATTTAATACCTTTGCAACTGCTCTTGCAGCACCTTCACTATCAACCGTCCGCACAGAGATGTTATTAACTGTTGTGCGATTTTCTCCAGCACCAGATAAAATTGTTGGTAATGCCGGTGCATTTTGCAAAAATCCACTAGTCAAACTTGGATTTGCAAAATAGGGAGTGTCAGGACCGGTATTAACTGTATAGTTTATTGCTCTTATGCCTTGATTTGCAAACTCTATAACTAAACCAATTGCTTCCCTGAGAAATGTAATTAGACCTTGAAACTTACCAATCAATCTATCAATAAATTTGCCAAAGCTTTCTCCAGTTTTTTCAGCACTAGTAAAACCAGCCGACAAACTTTCATCCCCAGTTAAGCCGGCAATAAAGCCGTTCAAAGCCGGAATGCCTTTGTCATTTAGTAATGTAATTAACTTTTCAACCTGTGGCAACAATGCAACGCCAAGACTTTCTTTTGCTTCATCAAATCCAATTTTGAGGCGATCAATCTTGCCTTGAAATGTTTCAGCATTTGCAGCTGCTGCCCCACCCGTTAGATCTGATAACTTTTGTTGCACCTCTGTGAATGAAAGTGTTTTTAATTCTGTTTTGTCCAAGCCAAGCCCTAATTTGCCAAGTGCGGTTGTGTTCCCATCTTGCGCCCGACCTAAAGCATTTGCAACTGTTTCTAAATCTAAGTTTTTAAATTTTGCGATATCTAATGAAAGGTTTAATAACTTTTGTGCTTCGTCAGTATCTTTTGTCGATATTGCCAGTCTTGCCATTGCCGGTCTAAGTTTGTCATCGGCAACTCCGGTTGCAAGGCTAGTTTTAAGAATAAAGTCCTCAGTAGCCTTTATTTGGGCATCAGTAGCCCCTGTGGCAGATCGTAGGGCAGCAGCCAACCTAAGTTGTGCTTGCTCATCCTCTATTGCAGCCTTGACGCCATCAACGGCTAATTTAGTGCCATAGGCAACGGCAGCAGCAGCAGCAACTGCAAATGCAGCAGCAGCCTTTTTTCCAAATGCTGCAATCTTGTCGCTATTACTCTCAACTGCATTATCAGCTTGATTAAGTTTGTTTTTTAAGTCATCAATATCTGCAAGGATCTTAAGCGATAGGGTTCTGGTATCTCTTGCCATTACGACCACTTATCCAAAATGCGATTATACGCTGCTTCCCATTTGCTAATCAATTCAGGCTGAATTCTGCGTAGCGTTGGGTAGATAAACCAACCACGACTACCTCTGCCTTGCCTTCCCGAATATGTAGGGAACTGCTTGAACTTATTAGATCCAAACTCAGAACCACCCCATAAGGTTTGCGTTGTAGCCCCACCTGAAAACTTTTGTCGTGCGAAACCATATTTGAACTCACCGATTTTGCTTGACTTTGAGATGCTAACGCCATCCGCAATTCTTTGCGCAACCTTGCCCGATTTTGTTCTGCCTCTAGCTGCTGTTTTAATTTCCTCAGATGCGTAAGTCGCCAAAGCAAAAGATTGCGTTCTTGCTTCATCTGTGGCTTGTGCATCCATAACTTTGAAAGCCTTAAGAATATCCCGAATATCATTGCGATTGTAAGCACTTGTTTCACTTGCCATGCCTCGCCTCCAGTATCTCTATTGCTGTCAAGATGTCCTCTGCATCAACCCATTCGCTCATTGGTATCTGAGTAGCGATTGCCAACTCAACCAATAGCCTGTTTAGGCTTCCTGCTTTATGGCTTTTGGGTCTGCATCACCAACGATTACATCGCTGATTGTTTCCATCCAAACCTCAAAAGGTTTGACTGGTTTTCCGGCACTTTCACGCTTGTGTGCGCTGTATGCCAAAAACATAAGATCCCACATGCCAAGTTTTTCTTTAGCTTGTCCGATCGTATGACCAGTTTGCTTTTCCCACTTTGCCCACTCAGGCGGTTGGGCAATATATGTTGCTTGCTCGCCTGAGTTATATTCAATTGTAATTGGTAGTTTCATTTTGCTCCCGTTGTTAGATTTTAACTAAATGTTTCGGTTACTTCACCCTTTGAAACTTTGAATGTAAATGACACAGTTTGCGCATCTACTCCAGATCCTCCGGCTGTTGGAAACTCAGGTTTTACTGGAAACACAAATTGCGCTCCAGTTGCTGATGTAAGTGTGATTGAAATGTCTGTGTCTGGTGCTGTTTCAGCAGCTGTCCATAAAGCCTCACAAACTGAGCTTGCCTTGCCCCAATCTGCCAACATATCCAATTGGAATGTTCCAGAAATGTTTGTGGTTTTGTAAGCCTCGCCATCAAGTGTTTGATAGGTCTGTCGCTCATTAACCTTTGTTAATACTGCGTTAGTCGCTTGTGCTTCGATGTCTGTTCCACCTGTGAAAGACAACGAAATATCACGACCGGTAATTACTGTGGTTGCCATGATTTCTCCTTATGCGGTTTGTGTGTAGTAGGTAGAAACTCGAACATCTGCAATTAGCAGCGTGCTTGCTCCGACTTGCGTGACTGTTGGTCTTTCGACCGAGCTGACAACATATCCGGTTGGGATAACTGCCAGAACGCTCATAATTAACTGCTCGATGTTGTCGAGTGATGCAGGATTGCTGTTATATGCAACTGCAACTGATATTGTAAAATTTATCTTTGTGTGCAATGTAGATTTGTTAATTGTTTGCAATTCTAGGTAAGGACTATCCGGCACAACAACAACAGCCGGTGGAATTACTGTTTCAGGCACAAATGAATAAACATTGCCAGCAACACCCGCTAAAGCTGTGGCAAGTGGTGTGCGAACTGCTGAAAGAATTGTTGATGCTGGCACTATTGACACATGCCTTCGGGATCAATATAAGATCCTAATAATCCAACGCAAGTATTGTAAAGACTGCGACCCATCTTGAATGGCGTTGCTGTAAAATCTACACCTTCGATTTGACCACCGCTTGATAATCTTGCTTGAAAAACATTTACTGATACTGTGTAGATTGCGCTCTCAACTGCTGCGTTTCCAACATAAGTCGTTGCATTTGATAAGGTAGCAGTTCCGGATGGGATGACATTAGCTTCCAATACATTTGCATTTGTGATCGCTGCTGTAAAGGTAGTATCTTCAAGATCGCCAGCCAATACTGTGCGAGTTCCGTTATATGGAGCAAGGCATCCTGCGATGACAACTGATTGTCCTTCGGTAAATTCATGTGTTCCTAAAGTTGTAAATGTTGCAACATTGTCTGTCAAGGATGTTTTCTGCACAAAACTCTTATATTGTGCAAGCATCGGCAAGACAACTGTTTCAGCTGTATTTATTATTTGATTTAGATATGTGTCGTCATACAAGGCAGATGACACACCAAGCACAGATCGCAACTGTGATGCTGTAATTATGGTTGGCATGTCATCTCCTTTAGATCTCCCTAGAGCAACTGCCTGAGATCGGGAGCAACCTCAGGCATGAATTTACTTACTTATTAGGTAAGGTTAAATCGTCTAACTCCACCGGCAACAAGTGTTTTAACAGCCATGTAGCCGTAAAGCATTGTCTCAATTTCGCCAGTTGTAATGATGTTGGTAGAAAGTTGTAGAACTGGGCTTTCCATGATTGCAACAGATGATGGCACAACAATAAATGCGCTCTCATCAATTGAAGTTGAAACAGCCTTGTTTGAAACATAAAGGTCAAGACCCATTACATTTCCGCGTAGTGATAATGGTGAAACTGCGCCAGCAGCATTCTGTGGATTTACAGCTGAGAATACTGGTCGCTTTGAACTGTCCTGTGCGCCAATTAGTAATCCCCATTGTGAAGTTCCAGCAATGTAGCGTGTTGCTAACTCACCTGTTGCAAGATATGCAGCAGGTGTTTCTGTCTTTACGAATGCAACAATTCCATCAAGATCGGCTGATGTTGCTGTTCCTGCTGTTCCGCCTGATGTTAATTCTGCAATTACAGCAGCCTCAGTTGCCTGAGCGTAAACTCGGCGCATGTTTTCCAACATTGCTTGATAGAAACTTGGATCAGCGCGATCAAGAATTTCAACGCTGTAGCGTTGCAAACCCTTGTAGGCTTTTACAGTTGCATCAACATAACTGGAAACAATTCCTGTTTCTGATGGTCCTGCACCTTCGC